CCATTGTTGGTTGTATTACTTCGACGAAAAGCACAAATGGCACTCCATTTACAAGGACTTGGCCGAACGGAAGACATTCACTGTCCAACCTGAACAGCCAAAGCCCAGACGGGCAAGACGAGCTACTCGAAAGCCCACTAAGGAGCTATGAAGTCTGTCTAAGTGACGAGAACATCTACATTCTCGCCGCCAGTGCTGAGGATGCCGCTTGGTACGCCTTAGAACTGTCCAATGACAGTAATTCACAGCTCCTGGACGTAAGGTTAATCGATGAGTAAGTATTTCCCAAATAAATGGCGTAAGTTAGCAGACATCCCAGCCGACAAATTCGAACCACTCTTTTACGAAGATGTAATGGAGTGGAAGGTTGCCGGTTGGGAACTGCCGCCTGATGTTGCCTGTGTCATCCGCGCACGCAGTCTCGAAACAAACAAAATTAAAGAGCACGTGTACAAACGTATGTCTGCTGCTGAATCTAAGATTCGACAATACATGACATACAAATCACATGAACTTGTGATCTGCGCCGAAGAAGCACTGTACTACGTGCATCCTGACAAATTAGAGGGACACACAGATGATGATGACTGACCTGCAATACGCAAGATTCATCATTGAGTTGGATAAGCATCCACACAAAGAAGAGATCATTGAGTTAATGCATCAACAAATTGATGACGAAAACTCAGTCAATTATCTTGAGGAGGATGCCGACAAAATTTGAGATCGATGAACAAATTGCACTGGAACGAGAGCAAATCCGACAAGGATTACAACAGCTACGTTCTAACACATCCAATCTTGAGGAAAAGAGTTATGCAAGTTCTTCAGTCTACGGGGTGGCTTCTATTAGTGAGCTTATCCCTCGTGTGGTTGACAGTATTGAGTCAACTAAACTACGGATAAAAAAAGGCAGCGCCGGTAAGAACTTCAAAGAGATTAGCCAGTTTCTGACAGATCTCGATGCTGATTCAGCCGCGGCCATTTCTTGTAAGGTCACCTTTGACAAAGTATTCAGCACAAGACCGAGAGCCAACCTGGTGTCCAATGTCACGGACGCTATAGGTCAAGCGATCGAGAACGAGTGCATGATGCGCTTTTACGAAAGCAATGTGCCAGGGTTACTTCACACGTTGAAGGAGAACTACTGGCACAAGTCCATCGGCACCCATCAAAAGGTGGTTGTCATACGGACACTGATGAACCGTTGTGATGTTGACCATTGGAAAGCGTGGGGGCGAGCTACTCGCATCCGGCTTGGTGGTTGGTTGTTGGATTGCATATGCCAATCTTCCAACTGGTTCATGACTGACATGCGTCAGGAGGGGAAAAAGCGTCAGAACTACATAGTTGCTACCCCTGAATTCATAACCATCAAAGACGAAGTCATGGCAACGGCTGAACTTTTCAGTCCAATTGCTTGGCCGATGCTCATTGAACCAAACGATTGGTCTAATGAGTCTCAAGGTGGATACATCTTAAATGAGGTTATGAAAGGGTACGACATGGTTCGGCGCGGTAACCCCATATGTATACAGGGAGAAACTCCAATCACCTTTCTGAACAAGATTCAGAAGGTTGCCTACACTTTGAACCCTTTTGTCGTTGGTGTCGCAGAGACACTAATGGAAAAGCGTACAGCGGTCGGTAAGTTTATCCCTGTAGTGGAGATGCCACTGCCACCCAAGCCTGTAGACATTGCGGAGAACTACGATTCACGTAAAGACTACAGGCGGCGTGCGGCAGAGGTTATGAACATCAACGCTAATGCGTTCGAGCGGTCCTGTAGGACACGGATGACCATGAATGCTGTCAAGGTATTTAAGGATAAAGACAAGTTCTTCATTCCTTGGTCGTTTGACTACAGGTCAAGGGTCTACCCGATCCCTGCGTTCTTAACTCCACAAGACACTGACTTCGGTAAGTCTTTGTTGAAGTTCCATGAGTCAGCATTTGTCACACCAGAAGCTGAACACTGGCTAGCCTTTCAGGTTGCAACAACCTACGGCTTAGACAAAGACACAATGAAAGACAGACAGATCTGGGTCTCACAAAACCACGATCTGATCAAACGTGTAGCAACTGACCCGATTGGTAACTTACCAGAATGGGAAGGTGCAGATGAACCCTGGCAGTTCCTTGCAGCTTGTGAGGAATACCATGCCTGTGTTCTCACTTGTAGCCGTCAGTTCACAAACCTGATGGTAGCTACAGACGCTACATGTAGTGGTCTTCAGATATTGTCAGGCCTTGCCCGTGACAAGTCTACAGCGAAGTTAGTCAATGTCGTCCCTAGTGACAAACCACAGGACGCATACAAAGTTATAGCTGAACATGCTCAACCTAACGTTCCTGACTGTATTAAACAGCACATGGATCGTAAGGTTACCAAGCGTACAGTTATGACAATTCCTTACAACGCCAAGCCCTATTCTAATAGGTCTTACATACGTGAGGCACTGAAAGAAAAGGGAATTGATGTTACAAAGGAAGACCTGACAGAAACAGTGAAGGCTGTCAGAGATGCCATGAACACTGTAGTTCCTGGCCCAATGAAGGTAATGAAGTGGATAGAAAAGGAAGTAGCTGCTGCCATTGATCGCGGTGCTGACAAAATTCAGTGGGTAACACCATCAGGGTTTGTAGTCACACAGCGTCTTATGAAGAAAAAAACCGAAACAATTGAACTCCAATTGCTAGGTCGATGTGTTGTAAAAGCTGCCACCAAAGAAGGTGACAAGGTTGACAAAGCACATCACAAAAACGCTACTGCTCCGAATCTGATCCACAGTCTCGATGCAAGTCTCTTGTGTCTATCTACATTACGCTTCAACGCTCCGATTTCCCTCATACACGACTCGGTTTTATGTCGTGCTACTGACATGGGTATTCTTTCAACCATTGTTCGTGAGACATACATGCATCTATTTGCAGAGCATGACTACCTCACAACGTTTGCCCATCACATCGGAGCTGAATCAGAACCACCCATCATTGGTGACTTAGAACCGTCAACAGTGATTGATTCCACCTACTTTTTCTGCTAATGGCCCGCACCATTTTCAAAACTGAAGAGCCTGTCATCCTTGAAGGCTACCAAGCTGTGATGAAACCCAGCAAGTTTGGGTTTAGTCTCTCTGCAATCGTCGGTGATGACGTGGTCGATCAACTTGAAACTGATCGTCCGACAAGCCTTGCATGGGCTGAGTCTAAACTGAAGAACCCGAAGCGTTCTACCCTTAAGCCTGAGCCGTGGGAAGAGGTCGCAGAGGGTAAGTACAAGATCAAGTTCTCCTGGAAAGACGAGACCAAACCTGTCATTGTTGACACTGAAGGAACTCCAGTCACTGATGAGAACGTACCTGTCTTTAGCGGCAGCAAAGTCAAACTAGCTTTCTACCAAAAGCCTTACGTCCTCAAGGATGGTGTCACCTACGGAACTAGCCTCAAGCTAGTGGGTGTACAGATTGTCTCGGTTTCGTCTGAGGCTGGTACCGATGTCGGTGACATGGACGACACTGACGTGGCTGAGTTGTTTGGTAAGACCAAAGGCTTCAAACAAAGCGAGCCCAACATTATCAATGACCAGCAGGAGGAAGCAGTGGAGGATGACTTCTGATGGCTGACACAAAAATTGAAGCTCTCGTAGAGATTCAACCTCACGTTAATCGCCTTTGTCTCATTGTTTTAGATGCAATCAAAAGTTCACCGGACGGTATGACCTGCCAAGAGGTTGAAAATAAATTGTCTATGAGCAGTGGAACTGTAACGGCTCGAATCAATGAACTAGCTAACACGGAGCCACCTTTCATCCACAAAAAAGGTAAACGACCAAATAGGTCAGGTAGAAATGCTGCTGTTTGGTTTAGCTGTGAGGCTAGTTAATGGCTTTCCGATCCAGATTGGAGGAGAAAGTAGCTGACCTGTTGGTTGACCTTGACGTCAAGTATGAATACGAAACCGTCAAGGTTGACTACACCATTGCCCACATCTACAAGCCAGACTTCATCCTACCTAACGGGGTGCATCTGGAATGCAAAGGGTATTGGGACAGTAAAGACAGGAGAAAGATCAAAGCAGTGAAGGAACAGAATCCTAAGCTCGACCTACGGATGGTCTTCCAGGCTCCTTACAACACAATATCTAAAAAATCTAAAACCACCTACGCACAATACTGTGAACGTTTAGGAATCCTCTGGTGTTCATTCTCAAACATTCCAATCAAGTGGCTGATGTAGAGAGTGAGTTTGTCAGGCACATGCCTTGCAATAACTGCGGTTCTTCGGATGCCAACGCTCTGTACACAGATGGTCACACGTTTTGTCACAAGTGTCACTACCGCACAGGCAGTGATGGCTCAACATCCAATCACAATCACACCATGTCCGATGTCCAACTCCAAGGGTCTGCTGCCCGATTGGCTACACGGAAGATTAGTGAAAAGACCGCAGAACTGTTCAAAACCTACAAGGATGGACAGGTTCTACGCCACTATTACTATGATGTGGATGGAAAGCTTACTGGGGCTAAGGTAAGAACCAAAGGTAAGGAGTTTCGCTGCGAAGGCGAGGTCAAAACCTTGTACGGAATGCAGAACTTCCGCCACAAGACGACAAAGCAAACCACCAAGCTTGTTATCGTCGAAGGGGAAATGGATGCGATGAGCGTCTGGGAGGCCCAACCAAATTGGGACGTGGTCTCTATCCCCAACGGTGCACCTGCTGCCAAGAAAGCCATTCAAAACAACTATGAATGGGTCAACTACTACGACAAAATCGTCATATTTTTTGATGACGATGATGCCGGTAGAGAGGCCGCAAAAGAGTGCGCCGGGGTCTTACCACCTGGAAAGGTTTACACAGGCTTTCTAGACGGTTACAAGGACGCCTCAGAGGCTTTACAGGCCGGAGATACAGAAGCTATCCGAGCCGTATGTAACTACGACCATCAAAAGTACACACCTGATGGCATTATCGATGCCAAAGACCTGCTAGAAGTTGTAACGACACCCTCACCCCCTGCTGATCATGACTACTCCTTTCAAGGACTACAAACAAAGCTTCACGGGATCAGGTTTGGGGAACTTACAACAATTACTGCGGGGTCTGGCATCGGAAAAAGCTCCTTCTGTCGTCAACTCGCAGTTGACCTTCTTAATACAGGAGAACGGGTCGGTTACCTGGCACTTGAAGAATCTA